TTTGGCTGATGACGCTGCTGACCCTAATTTAGGTGACGCATTACGAACACTTGAAAAAGACGGTGTTCTTATTGAATACGTTATTCAAAGACACGCAGATTCTGTTTTGGAAGATGTTCGCAAATCATATAACTTTGTTCCTGGCCCGTTAAAGGCAACAAACGTTGGAAGTAAAGTCGGTAGGATACCTTCGTATTTCTTATCGAAAGGTTCATTGGCACGATTTGGTGCTGGCAGTTTGTTAATAGGTATGCCTGCCGGATTAGCTATAGCTGGTGCTTATGGTGCTAGACGGTTTATGCGAATTAGAAATGTGGCGCAAAAGAAAGCAGCAGCGTCAATAGCTGATTCGTTAGTAGAGGAATCTAGAAAACTATTTAAAGAAGCGTTAGGAGAAGACGCTCCTGTTGGCATGAAACAACAAGCTGACATGATGAAGTCCAGGGGTGAAGCTATTCGTGACGCTGTGTACGCTGTCGAAGACGATGTGTATGCGACGCTTCCTAACGGCGGTAATTTAGATGACATTGTTGACAACATTGAAAAAGCGCATGCGTTGCTAGAAAAAATAGGTTTAGCTAACCAAACAGTTTACGGTGCTACAATTCGTAACGCTTACGGTGACAATAATGATTTTAGAGAAATAATTTCTAGCGAAGTTTCTTCTGTGAAATCAGTGTCCAGTATTTTGCGAGGTGTTCGTGAAGGGCAAGAAAGAAACTTGTTGCGTTATGTTGACGCTGATTATGAACGCTGGGATTTCCTAGTCGATGACAGGGCAGCGTTTACAGCAGGTTTCAACGACACTATGAACCGTTATTCAGATTTTGGAGGAACGTATAAAGAGTTTTTTGAAACTGTTTTTGATGACACGCTTGAAGTTACAGATCAAGTTATTGCTGTAGAAAAGCTTATTAAATCTAACACTGATCTTCGGTATAGGCTTGGCGCTGACAATTTGCTAGATCAACCAGAAGCGTTGAGAGCGTATGCTACAGACGTAGTTGACGAATACTACGACCTTTTACCACCAGAAATATTTCCAGATTTGCGTGTCAAAATGGTAAATGGTGAAGCTGTTGTTTGGGCAGACGTAGAAAAAGCATTGTTAAAAAATGAAAAACGTAGAGCTAAAGAAGCAAACCGAGAAGCAAGGACTAATGTTAAAGAACTTGTAGGTGAAGTTCGTGAAACTCATCCAAGTTTTGCACGTTCAATAGCAGCAAACGAAAGAACAGTTGATTTAGGCAGAGATGTATACACAGGCGCTATTGGCAAAATGGTTAACGACGTATACAGAACTCTGGGCCAAATGCCAGCAGATCACTTATCTAGAAACCCGTATTTTAAAACTAAATATGATCGAGAAGTAGCTCGCAGGTTAGCGTTGTTTACTGATGAAAGCGGAATGGTAAATCTTAACCAAAACGCTTTAAACGCTATTGAAGAAGAAGCAAGACAATTTGCTCTACGAGAAACAAGAGATTTGCTATATGACTTAGCTGAAGAAACAAGAATAGCTGAAATATTTGGTCACGTTATGCCGTTCTTTAACGCTTGGCAAGAAGTGTTAGGGAGATGGGCAAAGCTATCAGTGCAGAATCCTTACTTTGTTGCCAAAGCAGCGAAACTGTATACCGCTGAATGGGATGCAGAGTTTTTAGGAATTAACGAAGTGCATCAATACAATGAAGCTGGAATAGCAAACAAAGAAGCTGAATTAGGTCGCCCACTAACTAAAGAAGAATTAAAAGAATTTGAAGTAGCAAAGTACCTTGTTTGGAGATTACCTGAACCAGTCAAAGGCGCATTATCGACAACCTTGACACCTGGTCCTCTTGCTGAAATCTTGCGAGAACAAGACATACGGTTCAGCAAAGAAGGTTTAGCCTCAATGCTGCAATCAACAACACCAGGGTTTGGTCCTTTAGTAAGTATCCCTGTTAACGAAGCGTTGTTAAAAGATCCTTCTTTAGAAAGCACTGTAAAGTTTATGTTCCCGTTTGGACCTCCTGAAGGCGGTTTTACAAACAGGTTGATACAAAGTTATTTGCCTGCTTGGCAACAGAACGTTGTTAACCGATTTATGGACACGCCAACGAAAGAACGCATGGTCCAATATTTTTCTCAACAATTGTATGTGCAAGCAGCCGAAAATGGTATGCCTGTTGATTTGGCAGACGAAGCTGATGTAGCTAGATGGATAAAGCAAGCCGAAGACCGGGCAGAGTCGTTTTTCTTGTTTAGAGCAGCGCAGGGTTTGTTTGTGCCTACGTCAACAACAGCAATTTCGCCTTATGCAGAAGTAATGCTTGAGTACAAAAAGTTAGAACTTAAACACGGTTCTAAAATAGCGGATTCAATGTTTTTGGAAAGATACGGTGAAGACTTGTTTGGGTTAACTGCTCGAATGACGAAACTAAACGATGGTGTCGCTGCGTCTGTAGAATCTGAAGAAGCATTTATGGCGAACCAAGAGCTAGTGCAACAGTTCCCAGAGTTGGGTGCTTGGATAACTGGAAGCATTGGTCCTGCTGATGAAAAGTTTGCGTTTAGTCAAGCGGTTTATCGTCGGCAAACACAAATGGATGTTAGCGAGTTAACTCCTGGCGTGAAACGTCGTGAACGTTTCTCTCCGTTAGAGACTATGGCCGCTACCGATATTAAACTTGGGTGGATGAAATACACTCAACTAAACGATAGAATTAGGTCGTATCAGGCTGAACGAGAAAGCCTTGGTTTAGCGTATAGTTTGAATAGTCAACCTATGGCAGCGACTGCTGTTATGAAAGCTAAAGCTATTGATCGTATTAAAGGGGAGCATCCTGCTTGGGGTGCTGAGTTTGTTTCTGGTCAGACAGAAGATCGGATGCTTAAGGTTGTTGAAGGCTTTATGCACATTTTTAATAACCAAGATATGTATTCTGGTTTGATGGCGAAGCCATCGACTGAATTGATTTTGCATTATTTTAAGATCCGTGGCGCTGTTGAACAAGAATTGGTTCGTAGGTTTACTGAGTTAAATGGTAGCTTGAGTCTAGATGCTAATAGCAATTCTGATCTAAAGTTGTTGTGGGAGAACCAAAAAGAATTTATGGGGCAGATGCCAGGGTTTAGTGAAATTTATGACAGGTTTTTTGAGAACGATTCAATTCCAAGAGGAAGTTTTGTTTCTTTAGCAAGGGTTTAATATGGCGACAACAGAATTGCAATTAGTAGATGAGGATGGTGTAGTAGAAACTTTTGCTACTCAAGAAGACCTTAATGCGGCGCTAGTTGAGCGAGAAATTCAAAATCGTGTAGCTGCTGAAAGAGGACAATCCCCAACTTTTGGAACGAGAGATCGTCGATTAGTTGATATTAAAGTAACTGATTTAGACATTGATTGGAATTTAACCCAATACGCTGTTATCGCAAAAGGCGAAGCGTGGGATGATTTCTATTTATCTGATTTACAAGGATTAGCTGGTTTACCTCAAATTAGTTTAGACAACTTAGACCCGAACACGATTTTAAACCAGGTTAAGGGAATTGATTGGCAATGGACTAATTACAGTGGTCTTGACCCAAAGGATTTAAATACTAAAAGAGTTGGAGATCTTCAAGGACCAATAATTATTGATCCTATGATTAAAGATTTGCCGTCAATTAAAGGATCGTATTTAGAAAACAATGCTTTAATTGTTGGGCAAAGCCCGTTACCTATTGATGAAGACACTGGTTTTTATGATGCGATGATGATTTGGGCAGAATCTAATCTTGATGAAGCAGAGTTAGCTGATTTTAAAGAAAACTTTGTTCGAGGCGATGATGATTCTGTAACTGTTGCTGAAGCCATTGCCGAAGCTCAAGAGTTAACAGAAGCAACTCAAAAACGTAAAGGCGATTTGCCTGATGTTGCGTATGAGTTTGAAGAAATGGTTGAAGATTTTGTAAGTCTTGAACCTGACGAGTTAGAAGGACTTCCATCAGGTGGTGCTGTAGCGACAATAATTAGAGGCGTTAAAGGTCTTGATTTCGGTAACGAAAACAACTCTGCCATGTTACCAATAAAAATTATAACAGGATTGTTTGATTTAATTGATGGCGGTGGGCTTGAAGATTCAGACCAACAAGAAATAGAAGGAGTAGGTCCAACACAACCACGACCCAGGTCAGAATCTCCTTTACGTTTTTCTGATTACGGCACAGGAACTCAAACAATAGAAGAAGACGTTAAAAGGCAAGACGTTATTGACGTTATACCAGAGTTAACTGAAACAGAGCAAAAAATACTTGCAGAAAACATTTTTTTAAACATGCCTGATGTTTATGGATCTTGGGAAGATATTTATAACGATGACGATTCAATAAACATGGATACATTTGTACCTGCATTTGGAGCCGCTTTAGCAAGAGCAGAACAAGCAGCAGCTATTGGTCAAAGCGACGAATACCTTGAAATTTTTTTAATTGATGATTTAACGCAATTAGAAAAAACCGATATTCGTGACAGGTTCCAGCAAAGGATAGCTGAGTTAATAGCTATTGATAATTCTAAAAATGTTAGTTTGACGGACCCGGCTACTATCGCAAAACAAATTGATAATAAATTTAAGGAAGTAACTGGTCGTGGAGCTACTGACGAAGACGTTCGAGCGTTTACTGAATTGTTTTATGATTTGCAACGTGAAGCAACACCAACAGTTAAAGAACTAAGAGAACGAGGCGAAGTGATGGGGCAGGAAAGATTAGGTACGTTAGATTTGACTGCTAGGGCTGAACAATACGCTGAGGAGCAAGCACCTGTTGAGGCAGGCGCTATGCAAACAGCGAATAAAGCTGGTTTAATTATGCAAGCGTTAGGATTTGGTGGGTAATGGCAGATAAAGCTCTTTATCAGTACAAAGATATTCCGATTGATGAAATTATTACAAGTATGGGAGATCCCTTAGTAAAAGATCTTGACATTGAATGGGCTAAAACTAAGTTTCCTGACATGTTTGCTTCTCCTATGTTTGACGAATTACGGTTGTCTCAATTATCTGATTACACAGGCATATTTGGAACAGACAATCCTTTTATGGCAGAACTTGATGTTTTGCGTCGATATGACGATAACAACACGCAAATGTTTGCTGTTACTTTTGACGACGTTTCTACAGGAAACGCAGCGTTGTTGTTACAAAGAGTTTCTCAAATTGCTGATGATGAGATTGTTGATTTTGCAAAACCCGACACATTTTTTAGTGATCAAAGTGATCAAATAGATCCTTCAGATATTCAAGCCCCAGATGGGATAGAAGTAGAACAAGTTGAGCCAACGTTTAGTGGAGATGTAACAGACGAATTTGACCCTGAAAGCGGATACAAATACACAAGGGCGGCCTTTGCTAACGCAGTTCTTGAAGCTATGGGTGCTGACACTTCAAGAGGCACTATTGAAGCTTTAGTTGCGTGGATGGGTAAAGAAAACACTAAAGCAGGATTTAATCCGTTAGCTACTACGTTAGATTATGGGGAAAATACTTGGTTTAATACTTTTGGAGATCAAGGTCAATACCATGTTCGTAACTTTGCTGATTTTCAAACAGGTGTTGAAGCAACAGTAAGAACGTTGCGTGGAGGCTACTATCCAAAAATAATAGAAGCGTTAATGGATGGCACTGACGCTGACACATTAGGAACTGGTGAACAGTATCGTCAAGAAAGAAACACTTGGGGTGGTGTGCAAGAAGGGCAAGCAGATTACACATTCGATTCTTCTTTATCTTCGCTACAATACATGAACACTACTCTTGGGACACAAAGCCCTGGTTCTAGTTTTACTGACGACCAAGGCGGTTTAGTAACAGACGACATTTCTGCCGAAGACGTATACACATTACTTCAAGAACAATTTGGTGGAGCAGCATACTTCTTTGAAAAAAACAAACAAGACATGCAAATTGGCATATTAGCCGACGGTTCACCAACAAGTTACCGTGACCCAGATGCAGTTGATTTACAAGACATTACTGAATACTTAGTAGAAAACGACATAACAGCTCTTACAAGAGTTTCCGGTCTACTAAAACTAACAGAATGGTGGCAAACAACTGACGTTCAAATGAGAGAGTTTGACATTGCAGTAGCCGACATGAACGACCTTATGCTAGAAGAATACCTAGAACCAACCATTGACGCTCTACGCAAAGAAGCACAATTCTTAGGAATACAATTAGAAGCAAGCGAACTATTTGACTTGGCTTACAGTCTTAAACGTTTTGGTGATAGTGAAGATGCTGAAGCTATACGAATAGCTATGGCAGGACAGTTACGATACCAAGAAACTTTCAGTGAGATATCTTCATTTCAAGCAAACATTGACAAAGTGCAACAAGAAGCGTACAAGTATTATACACCTATGGATGATGAAGCGGCCCAAGAATGGGCAGAGTTACTGTACACAGGTGAAGCAACAGAAACAGAGCTAGATCAATATTTGAAAGCTACAGCAGTTGCCAGGTTTCCAACGCTTGAAAAAATAATTAACGAAATGGGTGTAACCCCTACACAATATTTTTCACCGTACAAATACCAGATAGAACAAATGCTTGGCAGATCCAATATAGACATGTTAGAAGAGTTCCCGGATGTTATTGAATTTATGCCTGACGGTGGGAACGCTAGACCAATGACTCTTTCTGAGGTTCGTGAATTTGTTCGTGGACTTCCAGAATGGCAACAATCTGAAGATGGCAAATCGCAAGCGAGAGCTTTGGCGTTCTCGATAGGTCAAACGTTTGGAGAAGTAGGTTAATGGCAACAATACTTGATGATGAAATTATGCAAGCAGCGCAACAAACAAAAGATGAACGTGATGCTTTACAGATAATTCAAGATCAACTGGCTATGTATGGTTTAGCTGATTTAGCCCCTGAAGCTGTTAGGTATTTGATAGAGGGCGAATCAGCAGACGGCATAATGATTCAGTTGCGTGAAACAGAAACTTTTAAAAAACGTTTTCCTGGTTTAGCGCTTAGAGATGCACAACCTGGCATGATTCAAATAAGCCCAGCACAGTATCTTAAAATAGAACGCCAGTACCGAGACATTATGGCTACCGCAGGGTTGCCACAAGGTTTTTATGACAGCCCTGATGATTTTGCTCAATTTATAGGAAACGATGTTTCTCCTGATGAAGTAGCGCAACGTGTGTCAATGGCATCGTCAGCAGTATCTAATGTTAACCCTTTTCTTAAAGACCAATTAAATGAGTTATACGGGATTGGTGTCGAGAACGACGGGGAACTCATAGCGTATTTTCTTGACCCTGAACGTGCCGTAAGTGTTATTGAGCAAAGGCTACGAATAGAATCCGCTGGCTTATCTGCTTCTGCTATTCAAGCAACAGGGCAAGGCATAGCTGCTCCTGTCGGAAGGCAATTAGTAGCTGACCAAAATGTTCAACAACGTGAAATATCTCAACGTTTAGCTCCAATAGCTGGGTTAACACAAGCAACGTTAAGTGACGAGGGAGTTACAACAACTGAGTTAGCTGCATCATCGTTTGGATTAGATTCAGAAGCTACGGCAAACATTAGAAGATTGCGTCAACGCAGGCAAGCATCAGCAGAACGCAGGTCTGGTGGTTTGATGACTGGTATGGGTGCTGTGGGCTTAGGAAGCGCTCCTGGGCAGTTAGATTCGTAGGTTCTAGACGCAAACCCTAAATTTGCCTATATTTAGTTATGTGATCTGCCCCATTAAGAGGGTGAGCCGTTCACACTAAATTAAACTCCGCTGGCATTCCACCGTTGTTAGCGTGTATGAGAAGGTGAGTGACATAATGGAAACAGAGTCTACTGGAACAGAAGAAGTTTCAAGTACCGAATCCAAACCTAATTGGCGTAGAGAACTCGAAGCGAAAGCTAAGAGGGCTGATGAGCTTGAAGCCCAAGTTCAACAGATGCAACGCAAAGAAGTGTTTCGTGATGCTGGCTTAGATCCATCTAATAAGATGACTGAGTATTTCATGAAAGGCTACGAAGGCGAGCTAAGTGTTGAAGCGATACAGGCTGAGGCTAGTAGCGCAGGTTTATCGAATACGGTAAGCCAGGCGAATACGTCAATGGTAGAGCAACAGGCGCAGTTTGCACAGCAAGTTGAAGCGGAGCGTAGAATCGCTGAAGCTAGTGATGATGCTGGTCCTGTGGCAGATCCTCAATTTGAGAGTTTAATTAGACAAACTAAAAATGCTGATGAATTGCGACAGTTGTGGGAATCTAATGGCGGTACTTTTAACGCAATGACGTAAGGTAGGCTCCAAAATTTAATTGGAGAATAGCCTAATGGCAATAACACAAATGAGTTCGCTGAACTCCGCTGGTAACGCAGCATTTGAACAGCTCGCTTACTTTGCGTTGCGATCACAACCTCTCTTTGAGATGGTTTGCGATGTGAAAACCACAAACCAATCGCACGCAGGAGCAAGCGTTAAGTTCACAAAGTACAGTGACCTATCACAAGCTACTTCAGCAATATCTGAAACTTCTGACCTCACACCATCAACAATGGGTGACGCACAAGTTACAGTAACACTTGCTGAGTACGGTAATACAATACAAACCACCGCTAAAGCCCGTGGAACCAGCTTCTTAAACATAGACGCTGACGCTGCAAACATTATCGGTTACAACATGGGTGACAGCCTTGATAAGATTGTTCACGACATTGTTACAGAAGGAAGCAACGTACTATTCGGTGGCGATGCTACAGCTACAGGAGAACTAGCAGCAGGTGACATTGTTACCGCTGGTCTTATCCGTAAAGCTGTTGCTAACCTACGAGCTGCTTCTGCACCTGCATTTGACGGAAACGTTTACGTTGGATTTATCCACCCTGACGTTTCTTTCGATCTTCGTGCAGCTACAGCAGTAACTGACGTTATCCAACACCAAATCCGTCAAGACGGAGCAGGTGTCCGAAACGGTAGCATTGGTACATTCGGTGGAGTTGATTTCATTGAAACACCAAGAATCACGCTAACCGCTGACGCTGGTGCTTCTAACGTTGATGAATACAAAACTGTAATAGTTGGTAGACAAGCTCTTGCGAAAGCACACAGCCGGGCAGCCGGTTTCGGTGCGGACCCAAGCATCGTGTTCGGTCCTGTAACCGACAGCTTGCGTCGATTCAACACAGTAGGTTGGTATCATCTTGTAGGATACGGAAGATTCCGTGAGGAATGTATCCGAAGGATTGAAACATCATCCTCAATAGGAACTAACTAATAGTTTCTAATTAGATAGCAGGGTAG